TTATCGGTGGTGCTTGTAGCAGTATTCAAGGCCGACTTCAGCTTCTCTGAGGAGTTCTTCCTTCTCGACTGCCAATCGTTGAAATTCAAAACACTTTCCAGAGGAAGGATTTTTGGCTGCTCTTCTTTCAAGCTCGGACAGTTGCTCGCGCATCCTACCAAGCTCGTTCCGATGAGCAGACTCAGAAATCCGCAGCTCAGAAAGCGCCAAGGCATCATTGGTCTGCTTGAGACGGAAATCTTCAATCGTCTTTTTGAGAACTTGAATCTCAAGTCTTGCATTTTTTAACTCCTCCGACTCTCGCCCGTGCTGAACGCCCATCCAATAGGAAAAAATAAGGGCGGCACAAGCCACCCCTACTTTTACAAGATTGATTAGATTCATTTACCATTCCACCTCCGATGTGGACCAAGGTCCACATGCACAAACGTCGGATAGAAACCCACACCACCGGTGCACCTTCGGTTTGCAATGATTTTTAATCGGCCAAGCGCTCTGGCCCATTTTTCCGGATCTTTATAACGGGTCGGCCGGATGTCTGCTGCCTGTCCTTTAGCATGAAAAGAATTAGGCGCGCCCCCAATTTTCCGATTATGCTCAGGACTCCGATAGCCGGAATTTATAAAAATCGGCTCTCCAAAATCAGCGCGAATTTCTTCAAGCAAAAAATAAAGGCCCGGATCAACGACCTCGGGCCAAGGACTTGGTTTGCCATCTTTCGATTCAAACTCAGACGATTGAAAATGCTCGCTCATATTAAGTTCCTTCAATTTTCTTCTGTATCCGTACCTCGATTACTCGAAGTAACCGCGTACCCATCCATCCGGCAATGCCGCAAAAGGCTCCGCAGACATCCGGATCAAAACCCACAAGATTCCTCAGCGTTGTGTAAGTTATCAGGCCGCACACAGCTGAAATCACCGTGTGCAAAACAAATTCGCTCCATTTAAACCGCTTCCCTTCCTCTACTTTTAATAGGTACGATAGACTTCCACAGACGGCGGCGAAGATGCAACTGACGGCTAAATTAGCCCAAACTTCCCTTAAGTGTTCAATCATTTTTATTTCTCAAGTAAAACTTTGCTTGCCCCTAGGGTCCATGCGTTTCTTACTGCAGTTAACTTGGAACACCTATTTGACAGCCTGGACAATTTGAACCATGTAATAAATCAAAGTAATTAGAGCGGAGAAAAAGACCGCAGAGCCAATAACTCCTGCCACCACTCCTTTCCAATAAGCTTGTGTTTCTCTTACATCCATAACTTGCTCTTTTAAGTTCATTGCTATAATCCCTTTAGTCAGATGTACTTACTTAGTCGTTCGGGACCCAAATACCGAACGGCTTTTATTTTTCGCCTCAACTTTAAACTCACGTCAAAAGTATCTTTCGAGCTGTTTTCCGAATTTCATCTTCCCCTTGTTCTTTTGAGCCTGTTGGAAAACTGTTCCTATTTTCAAACCTGAAAACGCTTTCAAGTATCAGGCCAACTTTTTTCTTGATGCGCACATCTAAACAAAAGCCCTCGGATGAGGGGCGCTCAGGGACTAATTACTTACGGAACCGATGGCTGGCACAAAGAAAACAGTTGAACCCTCGGATTGATGTGCGGAAGCAGTTACCTCATAACTAACAACACCGCCCTTAGCTATTGGGAGATAAACACACGGCCATTGCAGCGGGTTCGCTTCATTAATTTGCATTCGTGAAGAAACTGAGGCGCTTACTTGCACTGAGATGATCCCGTTCCCACAATTTATGCAAAAATACCCGTTCTCTGGGGCTCTATACGTACCCTCAAGACTGCCGAGTTCGGTTTGCTTAATAACGGTTCGATTGTCCCACCCAGAGGGCATTGTTTGACCAATAATGAAATTCAAGTCTGACTTCTTGAAGAATTTACTCAAGAGCAGTCGGAGGTACGACTTCATAGCGCACCTCCTACAAAGCTACTCCGCCCCTGTGTACGGTATCCAATAAATCCGCATGAGAGAATCAGCAAGGCTACAGCGAACAGAAACATTCTGACCTTTTGCGACAGGCATAAAAACAGATCCCCACGCATTTCCCGCATAAAAAGACTGGACTCTAAGCGTGCTGTGGAAGATGTCCAGTTCATAGTTATCAGCTGCGCCTCGATTACCAACGTGTTTAACGACGATAACGCCGTCAAATGGTGAAGTGTATGAATGATTAAGTCCGTCCGTAGGCGCCGAAACTTCCACGACACTCGGCACTGCAAGAGTATTTTGCTTAGCCACCCACTCCTTCTTACTTGTAAGAACCTTCTCTGCAAAGAGCCGTATGACTGCTTTAAGCATAAGCCACCTCCTTGCAGAAGAAGTTTAAGAGCGTTATGTACCCCCCCCCGATACAAGAAATAAAGGTGATAACAACATCTTTCATGCTACTTCCTTGAACATTCCATGTAGCACCTTTAGCAATCGGTAGGGATGCAGAGAGACGCGCCCCTGTCCATGGATATGTCAAACTGACTAAAACGCTACTTGCACCCATTCCGACGATAGGGACATCCGTCGTACTTGTCCCTGAAAAGGTCAAGTATCCGTCTCCGGGAGCAATACCGCTAAACGCAGAACTCGTCCAATCAGGTCCAATTGTCCCGTTGTCTACCAACGTTATAACCGAGCCTGAGGGCATAGCCTGATGGGCAACAAGAGCTGCTTCTTTCTTACTGTAAAACTTAGAGAGCAGAAGGCTTAACCACTGTTTCAGCATGATGTGCCTCCTGTTAGTGCGCTAACTCCTATTACCGATACTTGAAACAAAGAAGACAAAGGCGCCCGTTGCGTCTGTTGATAATTGGTAAGCAATTGCCCAGCCCTTTGAGACAGGCAATGAGAAGCCCTTGAAATGCGGCGTATCTTGATGTATGCCCTGCCACAATTCGCCATTGCTAAGAAGAATGTTTGAAGCAGCGGCTTTGACACAAAACCATCCGTTACACGGCGAAATGACTGTAACCCATTCGCCTGTTTGAACTGGCGTGAGATGAATGGCCGTCGACGTAGGGTTGGACTGATAAGAAATCCAATCACTTCGGCTAAGAAGGAATTTCTCTGCGAAAAATTGGATAAGGCTTTTAAGCATGACAGAGCCCTCCAAATAAAGAGATTATACCCCCCCCCGAGTGGAACAAACTTTACTAGGTACTGAGCTAGCGTCGATATACCCCAAGTTCCGAATTTAACTGAGGCTCCCTTGTTTACTCTTAACGTCTCTCCGAATTCAAAGTATCCGTTATTTATTGCTAAGCCAGACATACGTTTGCCATTAACCACGATATCTGTGCCCATTGCTGTGCCGCTTTTACCGCTACATTGAATCCAGCGATAAATGTATCCGCTATCGGGGGCAATATAGGTGAAATTTGCAGAACTTGTCGAAGTTGTGTTTAAGACCGTAATCTCTTTTGAAAAATTCAAGTCATTACAGTCCTTAGCCTGCTGCGGCGTTGTCCGGCTATCTAATAGCCGTTGAATAAGTGATTTCACAAAGCTCATTTAGAAGCCTCCTTTGCTCATGTTTTGTCTTGCGTTGATCTTCTGCTGTAGCTCGTACGTCAGTGCTGTTGGGGGTGTTGGCCACTCGACGAACGGGAAACCTGCCTGATCTGTCAGGTCTCTCAATGCTTGGCGGTAGGTTTCGAGGGATACCCTGTCTGCCTCTTCCAGTACTGATCTCTTGGCGCCCGCACTTCGAGCAACCGTGATATCTGGTAGTTTGACGTAATCGTCTGTGTCGCTGATTCGAGCATTGCGTTCTGCTTTGATTTCAGCCGAATACCTTTCTACACAAAAATCATCTCTTTGCTCCGGGAGATTAGGTTTCGTATAGAAACGGCCATCTGAACTTTGATACAGCGCCTGATTAATCGTCTCCGTGCGAACCGCGAAGTTCTGGCCCGCTTGGAACTTCACTGTCACCTTTCCGATCAACGGGCTATCCAGAGCATCAACTTTTAAATTGTCGTTTTTCAGATCCGGGTTCGTAAAGGTATAAAGCTGCCGATCACCTAGAAATCCCTTTGGTTTCTTGATCACCTCGATCGGAATTTCTTCAACAACGTATCCAAAGCGGAGATATTTCTTTTCCACCTTAGCTGTAATCGGTTCCGGGCAAGATTCGACATAAAAGCCAGCAGCGTCAGACAGGGACGTAAAGCGTCCGCCCCCAAGATCAATTCCATATTTTTGAATCGGCTTACTTAAGGCCTCTTGTAAATATTTCTTTTTGATTTTTTCCAAAGACATTTTTTCTCCTTACGAGGCGTTCTGCTGAGCCTCAATCGCATCAATCTCTGCTTGGGTTGCGCCGTTTTCCAAACAAAGCTCCTTGAACACCCCAACCAGATAAGACTCGACGGCAGCGATGACGCCGATATTGGTGCGTGCCTGACTTTTTGCTGTGTCTGATAGGGTTTGCTCTGTGGTCAAAACCACAGAATTAATGATTTCCTCACGGGTTTGTGCGGCCGCTGCGTTGGCAGCGCTCTGAGCTTGAGACGCATAAGTCTGAATTTGAGACAACAGAGACTGAGCTTGCTGCACTACAGCTACAGATTGCGATGAACCTTCCGCCTGCAGCCGATCGATGTAATCAGACAGTGCGGATTCCATTTGCAGCAATGATTCGGCAATATCATCCTGAACGTCCGACTCTTTCGCTTCGATGGCTGCAATCTGAGTGTTTCCCGCCTGCTGAATTTCCAATATTTTTGCCGCGGTTTCCGTTACGACCCCATTAGCCGACGCTTCGGCCCTATTTGCTGCCGCTTCAGCAGCAAGTTTGTATTGCTCGGATGCCGTAGCCCGGGAACGGAAATCATCGAAGATGTCTGCCAGCTGGTGAAGGTTGTTTTCATCCGGCTCGACTCCTGCACCTTCGATCACGGCCATAAATTCTTCCGTGATCATGTGGTGCCAGTAGGCACCCAATGTGGTGGGAAGTTTCCCGATTGAGCGGTCTCCGTCTTGAGGGTATCCGTAGGATGGATTTTGAGGCGGAGACGGAGGCGTAAGGGATGCATCCGCGTAATAAAGCCTTTTCATTGTTTATTCCTTTTGAGCATTAAAAAAGCCCCTTTCGGAGCTTGCTAAATATGGATATACACAGGTACCCTGCTCGCCGGCGGCTGGATATGTCCATATCGTCCATAGACCGGAGAGCAGCGGTTCGCATTAAATTCCACCTTGAAGTGCTGATCATGGGACCCGGATCTTGAACCTTGGTTATTGCGCGTATACGTTCTCCAAAAAGCTCCCGACACCATACTGGTATCGTTGTCATAGGCATTGAAATCACCAATTACGCCGGAAATTCCCGGAGCCCCTGAATCAATATATTCTCCCGGGCGCACATTAGATCCCCACAGCACTCTGTCTAATAGGTAAGGAACATTAAATGTCGTGCTGCCATTGCCGGCTCCCCAAGTCGTACCAATAGCAGCAAACAAAGGTGAATAAGCGGATCTGCTCACGGCTCGACCGTCACAAAGAATCCAGACGGGACTATTAATAAAATTACCTGTATAAATAATGAATCCCGGAGGAAAAGTTTCAAATTTGTCCACTTTCCCGGATACGGCATTGATCATGCCAGTCAATTTTTCCTCCAGCGCAGACAGTCTTGCTTCAATACTCTGATCGAGCTGATTTAGGGTGTTTCTCTCCGGAGCTACTCCGCCACCAACAATGGCGTTTCTAATTTCTTCGGTAACAGCGTTGTACCAAGGAGCAGTCGGAACTGTCGCTAATTGACCTCCGCTGCTGGATCCGTCAGTCGGGTAGCCTGAAGGAGCATCTGCTGCAAAGCTCGGTTCTACCTGAACCACCCTAGCTCCGTAAACTCTGTCCATTTTCTAAACTCTCCTGATTCCAATATCCGAAATAAAGTTTGGTGTGAGCGGGCGCGTACCGTCTAATCAAACACTCGAGCACGGAGTCTCCCCACCAAGCTAGAGGCTCCTTTACTTCACCAGTCACTAAGTGCCATTGAAGTGTGTTGTTTGATCCGCCTAAGACGTTGACGCGCCAAGTATGGGGCCAGCTCTCTGAGGCTAAAACATCGTTGACATGGCTCATCACGTTGTATTGATAAAACTCATCGATCACGATGCTGTAGCCAAACATGCCTGCCAGATCAATAAAGAACTGCTTGTTTTGTGATCCGACTGTTGTCATTTTCCAAAGCAAAAGCCTTCGTAAGGTCGGCATGTCTGTTGCTCCCCAAAGTTTGAGACATTCATCCGGCAGTCCCCATTCCTCCAGCCACTCCGGAAACGTCTCGATGGCAAAGCGCGGATCTGCCTCCTTAATCAAAGCGTTTGCCCGGGAATCAATTCTGGCCAACTCAGTGCCCCACACTTCAAACATCATTGCGTACAGACTGGTTGAATCTCCTCTCGGCCAAGCGGGCCCGGGAGGAAGGAGCTCTTTGAGCATCCCCACATATTCATGAGCGGTTACTGCCATGTGATTTCTCCTAACGACAACAGTTCGTTATTGCTGTCCGGAATCGGATCAGACGTTGGAAGAACCACCGTATGATCTTCTTCTCCCAAAGCTGCACTGATTGCCGCCCGGATATGAGAAAGATAAATTCGCTGTCCAGGAGCGCCCTCACGAGCAAACAGATCTCGAAGCTCCTGCTGTACTGCCGCTCTAACTTCGGCGTCATCAGGAAGAAGGCCGGATATTTTGATGTTGACCGGCTTAATCTCAGGCGCGTAAACATAAAGATGAGCTGTCACAGGTCTTAAACCGTCAATGTGGGCAAAGACCTTATCCAGCATCGCTTTATCCGGGACAATGTTTTCGTACCCGTCGCAAACAAAACGGACGGTTACCGTGCCTTCTCCTTTTTCCTGAGGAAAGCACCAGGCTCTGGTGACGCCCGGAACTTCAAGGGCCCATTGAACATAATCCGAAGACGTGCCTCCGCACGGTGTCTCTCGAACTCTGCTCAAGAGACGCGCCCGCAGACTGTCATCACTTTCAGCTTCTGAGCCGCCGCCGAGCTTAATAATTTCGACTTCACTGAAAACGCCAATAATCGGAGAAACCAGCGTCAGAACATCACCGTCCTGCTGATTTCCAATAACACCGTCATTTAATGCTTCCACGGCGACCCTTCCGTCGGATGCAACCGCCCCGGTTGTTTGGTACTGGACACCGTCATCGGACTGAAGAATCGTACCAACAGGAACGTTTACCAAATCAGAGGAAAACCTAAACGTAACTATCCCTGACGCTCTCGTTGCTTTCTTTCTCATCAACCCGTAGATCGATGCCCATCGATCCAAATACTCACTTTCAGCCGTATCAAAAAACTGCTGTCTATTCAGATAACTGATGTAACCGTACAAAGAATGGGCTGCCCCGGCTAAAACACGGTCAAAAACCTTAGCGTTCGATCGTCTTAACTGCGGAACAGACAGTCGGCTCTGGGTTTCGCCGTCTAAACGGTCAATGATTTCCTTTAGCGTCGGTCTTTCAAAACTCATAATTCGCTCCATACATCCGCAAAACGAGCCGTTAGTCTCTTCCCGTCGGGACGAACAATTTCAATCTGAAGATTTAGGCGCTCAAAACTATCGAGTTCAGCGGCTGCTTTAGTTTCCGCAGCAATGTTGTCATCCAGCATCCACTGCAGCGCCTCCAATGCGTACTCCTCAGCTAGCGCAATATCTTCGGAAGTACGGGTGGAGCGCATCAGCAGCCAAAGGCGGGAGCCGAACGTATCTCCCCCGTCGGAGAAAGAATCCGCCCACCAGCCCATCTTGGATTCGCCCGGTCTCTCATCGTCTCTGTCTGCTCGCGCCCATGAAAAAAGGCTGTTCACCACAGCCCTTGCTAAGTCATCCCTTGCGAAATCGGTTAGGGTCGCTTCAGCACCATTTAGATAAAACTGCATCGATTTCTACCAATTAATAATTCCGCTGCCATTACATTTTTTGATCCGGAGAAGGTCCTCCGTTGTGCGTATGACTGTTGTAAGTTCCCCGCATTCCGGACATCGAGTAAGCTCCCCCTTTGTCTTTGACGTCGCCTCCAGCCATGATGTTCCCGTCAACTTCTAAATTGCCGGTACATTTTGTCAGTGGTGCATCTACTCGGACAGACGCTGTTGTTTTAACCGTCACTGGGCTATCTACTCCTTCAACTTTTATCCCGTCTCTGGAGAGAAAAACTTTTCGGCCCAAGTCGTCAAACACCGCCACTTCACCGTCTTTTAGATTTATAGGTCGGTATCGCCTGTCAGTGACCACCACCGCAATCGTGTGATCACGATCGCCGCCCAAAGACACCGCTAAGGCTTCAGCTTCCTGCAAGGGCTCGGAAGTAAACCCATAGGGCTCAAAATGCTCAACGGGCTGCCGGACATCGCCGTCCAGAAGCTCGATTTGGAGCGTTCGGAGTTTACGAGCTCCGTTTTTCGCTCCGACAACCGCCCTATTGATGAGCGCAGTAACCAAATTCATAGTTTTTAGGCAAAAATAAACCCGCCATTAACGACGGGTGGTTTCTAAAGATTTCTTAATTTACTTGCGGCGCGGACGTCCGGCCAGAATGTCTTCGATAGCCTGAGCTGAAGAAATATTCTCGGTAAACATTCTGTGATCGACTTCCCCTTGAAGGGCTTCTTCAAATTCGGCCTGACGCTGTTTTTTCTGAACGGCCGGAGAGGGGGGCGGAGTTGTAATGACCGTCATCGGATCACGATAGCCGTCAATCCAAACACAATTAGTAGCATCCCCATTTGGCAGGCGGTCACACTTCAGTCCAGCCATTACCGGTGAAGATAGGAAGAAACTCAAAGCGATTGTTAAGAAGCAGATTTTGTTCATGGAATTCTCCCGCTGTCTTTTTTTATCTCTTCGTCTTCAATTTTAATCTTCTTCGCATCCGGCTCTCTCATCAGTGTGTAACAAAACGGCTTTTTCAACTTAAGGAAGCAGGTCGTCCCGGAACGACTCAAAGAATAAGAAACTTCCGAAGTTACCCATGCAGTCTTGGAGTCAATGTCCAGCAAATCGTCCGAAACTCTCACCAAACAATTCACTTTCCAGAGATTCCCGCTGCTTTGCCTCCAGCCTTGAAGAGTGTAAGAGAGGAACTCAGATTCTCCGCTGCTGACGCTTTGCAAGACGCCAACTCGCTTTTTCAGAATTTCCGAGGATGCGTTTCCGCTCTCCAACTGAACCAAACATCGGCGGCGTGTTGCGGTTGAATCTGTCGCCTCAGCCTTTAACTGGTTTGAAGAAACCGGAAGCTCGCTCAATACGTTAGCCGCCTGCCCCAGCGTCACATACTCACTGTAAAGTTTTGAGTAATCTGCAGAATGTGAACCTTCGAGAACGTTTACGCCCAACTGAATTGCGTCTTCACAAGAGCCCCCTGAGCCTGCTTCCGCAATTACCAAATCTCCATATTCGTTGTCAGTCAGCAATAGGCCGTTTTTGCGCAGGTAGTTCTGAATGGCATTTCCGAGCTTCTCGGTTCTCGTAAACTCCAGGTTTCTACGATCCACTGCACCTACTTGGTCCATAACCTTAATGTCATAAGCCCGACAAACCGACTGAAGGTTTTGAAGATTTGTTTGGTTTTTATATGAAACCGGATACTCCATCGGCATGCAGCAGTCCTGCAGATCAACCGTCTTGCTGGCGCCTGAAATCCTAATAGAAGATCCGGAAGCGTTGTAAGAAACCTCGCGATTCGTTATGTACCCTGTGAGCACGCGATCTTCACCGATAAAAACCTGAACACTGTCTCCGGGCTTCACTCCCAGCGTCAAATCTTCTTTATCGCGGGTAGCCGAAACCGTGAAGGTTCTCGCCAGCGTCTGCAGCGCGCACGTAATGCTGACATCCAGCCAGTTTTCATATTTTCGGCCGTTAACGTAAAGCGTTACCGTATTATTTGATTTGGAATTAACTTGCATAGGTTAAATATGACCAATCCTCTGGAAATCCCAAAGGACATCATTGAGAGCTACAAAAAGCTATCCGAAGCGAAACAAAAACGCCTGGAATTTATGGCGGCTTATCCGGAATACCTTCTGGATAAGAACCGGGAAGACCTGCTTAACGGCATTGACCTTATCCGGAAAGATTTTCAAAAAAGTACGGAACAATTAGCCCAAGAGCTCAGCAGAGCTTCTTCCAGAACAGCCTGGAAAATAGCCATCGTCAGTCTTTTCGGAGGCTTCCTCTTAGGAGTGTTTGCCCAAGACTTTAAGGTAGTGCTATTCCGAAGAGTTGAAACACTGTCCAGTGCAATACTGCCCTCAAAAGAGGCTCCCAAAACATTATTGCCGGAGCACCTATCAGCAGAAAAAGCACAAACGCCGAAATCTGAATGACGATCCAGTTATTCCAATTGATCTTCATCACCGCCTCATTCATTCAAAAGTTTCAATTCAACCGCCGGAACAAAGCCTGAATGCCGGATCTTATTCCTTCCGACAATTTCGGCTTCTCTGGACGCATCGCCGTAATAGTCATAAGCCAGCACTAATGCCGGCTGCACAGAAGACGGCTTAAAGCTAACCAGACGGGCCTGATTCTCAGCTCTCTGAGAAATTGCCTCATAGACCGCAGAACGCGACTCACACAACGCCTCGTAAACCGAATCTGCAGAAACCTTCAGGGATTCATCGTCTATGGCTTCCAGAATCTCGTTCCTTACAGCGATTAAGTCATCATAGGGTGCGGTCTGCACCGGCGTTGACGCGTCAAACCTGTCATTACTTGTCCCGATTTCGGATGCAGCAACAACCATGTTGGCCACTGACAGTCCCCTCATCATGGCCTGCCCTGCAGCATTCGCCTTTTCGATCCGCTCAGAAGTCGTTCTGGATGCAACGGCCTGAGGTTTCGCACTGTTTAACTCAGAGCTTTGAGTCAAAGAACAGAAGCGATGGGAGACGTCCGTCCAGGCGTGAACGGTAGAGGCAAACCCCTGAAGTCCGTAAGTATCCAAAACCCGATTAAACAGAGCATCGGCACCCCCTTCAGCTAATGTGATGACATCATGCGAGAGTGTCGCGAGTTCATCGGCCAGGTCAAAAGCGTCGCAAACCGATTGAACGGTTTCGCTGTTAAGAATCCCCTGCAGATCCAGACCCACGGCTTCTTTCACAAAATCCTGGGCTCCGGTCAGATCAAAGGTTTTCACAAACTCATCGAACTCAGCATTTACAAGTAGCTGAGCTGCAGAAAGGCACTTTGCTCCGACGTCCAAAAGAGCATTCGGATACTGCAGCTTTCCGCTCTCGACAAAAGTCAGAGAAACGGAAGCTATACGGTTCGATTCAAAAACCGGAGCGGAAAGGTCCGTCGGCGTAACCTCCATCGACCCCAGCCACGGATGGATCAGACGTCCGCTGCCGGGCTTTTCGCAGGCCGCAATCAACCGCTTCATCCGGGCGATGTAATCGTATCCGACGACAAAAGCCGTAATTCGGATCGTGCGCTTAGAGCGTCCCATATCTTCCGTAAAAGGATCGTCCCTCTGAGGATACTCAAAGGTCTGAGTACGTCTTCCAATCGAGAGATTAGAGGAGGTCACCTCAAAGGGAACTCCACGGAAGGACGCCCGTCTCAATTGAGGTGCATTCATTGATCAGCCCCTATAAAAGAGTAGTTTTGAGTGGTCGCACGCATCGAGCCGCCGTTGGAATCGACTTTATCCACTGATGCGGAAAAACCTTGAGGCAGCTTCAGCGTGACTTCCAAACGGTTATCGATCTCACTTGTCTTCGGATTCTGAGTTCTTTGGCTAAGCGCCGTAATATCAGAAGCATTAAGCGAAGGTGCGGCCGGTGGCTCCGGCGCTTCCGTCCTTGACAGACCGACCATCTCTCTCAAGTTGCCCTTGATGTTGCTCCAAGAAAGCGTGTTCTTAACGCTCTCCCAGCGCTTAACCAGACCGTCCCAAAGTTCCTTAATTTGTTTGGTCGCGTCATCCCAGCCTCTTGTAAAGTTCCCGGGAATATCCGAAAGGGCTTTAGAGAGATTCGGGAAGGAGGCATCAAATTTGGCCAAGATTTCATCCCAATTCTTCCAAATCGCAATGCCGGCTCCGATCGCCGCACCGGCCAGAAGTCCCCAAGGCCCGAAGGCTGCAGTCACTGCTGCTCCGACGCCGTAGAGTTCTTTTCCGACGCTCAGGAGATCACCGACTAAAGAAACGCCCAGAAGGGCGCCAAAGCCCTTGATGATGTTTTCCCAGCCGCCGACCGAATCGACAAACTCCATGACTCCGTCAATGAAATCAAAGACGCCGTCGACAACCTTTTCGAAATCAACTTCGGCAATTGCCTTGGAGACCTTCTCAAAGAGGCCGTCCAGTCTTTGCGCGATCAGATCTTTATTGGCCACAAGCCAATCCTGCATCCGAGTCACAATGCCTTCAATCGTCGGCGCCAAAGCAGCTCCGACTTGAGCGCTGACACCGTCGACAACTTGAGAAAAGGTGCTCAGCGTATCTGTCAGATGAGCGGACTTTGCGACCATGTCCTGGTCCATCACTAAACCAAGCTTGGACGCCTGTTCGCCCATGTCATCCAGACTCTGAGCTCCACCTTCGAGTACGGGAATCATCCGTTTAGACAATTCCTCACCGAAGGCAGCCGTCAAGATGCGCATCCGGACAGCCGGAGATTCATTATTTTTGACGGCCTGAGCCAAATTTCGCATGACGTCGGCTGCATCCCTGATCTGACCTTTAGAGTCTTTCAGAGAAATTCCGAGGCGCTTGAAGATAGCTGCCAAATTCTTGTTTTCGCCTCTGGCAGCTTTGCCCATATTGTCCGTGAGCTTACTTAAGGCCTGATCCATTTGGTCAGCAGACATCCCTCCGAGGCCTGCTGCGTAACGTAACTTCTGCAGGGATTCGACACCGACACCCGCTCTTTTACTGGCTTTATCGATAGAGTCTCCTAAAGACGTGAACTTATCGACGGCGGCCTTCAGGCTGAAACCTCCGACACCGCCGAGCGCCGTAAGAGGAAGGGCAAGCTTGGAGGCAAGAGAAACGGAGGCCTTAGCAAAAGAAGAAAAAGAGCGGCCGACTTTGCCTATATTGGAGTCAACCTTCTTTAATACCGGACTTATCCGGTCCGTCGCGGATAGGATCGCCTTGAGGCTGTATTCTTTTCCTGCCATGATTTTTCTTCCTCAATAATGCGAAGAGCCTCTTTCGCAAGTTCGATGACCCGCGAGAAAGGCTCTCGAGCAAGCTCTGTCGGACGCTCGCCCCAAAAACGCGCCGTGTTGTAGAACAGCTTTACGGCTGTCTTCTTGTCGCTGAGTCCGAGCGTGTAAAAAAACTTCCCACCTTCGAGACCAACTCCATCGAGTCGGCGACACCAAAATGGCCCACGGTTTCTTTCGGCAGACCCGAGAGCCGGATGACGTACTCGCGAAGGAGTTTGAGCTGCTCCTGCTGGCTCGAGCAATCTGCGGGAAGCCCGAGTTCACAGATCAAATCGAAGTCCGGACGTTTAAGTCGAACAATCGAGACTTTATTTCCGGAAACTTCTACCGGATCTTCTAATTCGTAGACTTCTTCTCTCATGACCATCTCCCGGATCGACCCACAAACTTAATGCCCACCGTTCCGCCGTCGCTTTCAAAGTCCATCTCTCCTTCGACCCATGCGTCGGAGAGCGTATAAGTCTTGCCGTTGGCCAGTTCTGCCACGATCGTGCCCTCTGTCATGGAGTCCAAATCTTCAATCGGGAAGTCCGGCGTAACAAGGTAGGTTCCGTCAATGAACGGAGCGACTGGTGTTTCTTTGAAGTGAACCGATCCGTTTGTAGAAACAATGGTTTCTTTTGTAGACGTGGAGAGCGGAATTGTCATTCCGCCGGAAATATCCAGACTTTTGCCATCCACAGTGATATGGCAGACACCTGCAATGCGCATTTTTAAAATCCTTATTCGTTAAATTGAAGTCGGAACTGAGCCAGAACCGCGAAAATTCGGAGCTGGTTAACCAGGTCCGGCGGCAGCAAGACATCCACCCGGTTCGGATCGTCTTTGTTTCGCTCAACGATGAGATATTTCGCAAAGAGCGCCGTGTTCTCAACGATGGCCTTGTCTTCCAGCTGCTTGTAGAGCGAGATAATTTCGCCTCTGATAATGGAAGGCGTGACAACCGCTTGGCCGGCTCCGAATCGTGTCCCGTCGCTGGCTAACTTATGGCGAGGGTACTTGCTTGTAATTCGAGTGCGCAGCGCCCACAAAATGTAGGCAAGCGTGTGAAGTGTTTCAGAGTCGAGATAAGAGTTATCCGCGTCCCCGAAGCGATTCTTCTGATACGTTGTAATGGCACGCTCAACGCGCATGTAACCGGCTTCCGTGTACTGCGTGGCAATGCCGTTGTTGAGCAGGATCTGGCGTTCTTCCATCACAAATCGCTTGCCGTAGGGAGCCGAAGTGATTCCGATCAGCTCAAGCGTCTGAGTCGGGCGCGCCGGATCAATGGAGATTTTGGCCGCGTTCTGTGCTCCGTAGGCAGCAAGCACCTCAACCGCTATGGACGGAACATCCGGCTCGACACCGATAATCGTGGCGTGCTGATCGTTACGCGCGCTGCCGAAGATCTGCAGCTCGTTGATCGTGCCTCGCTTGCAGGTGTAGACATGGCCGTACACCTGTTTACTGTAGGACCATCGGCCGGAGGTATCGTTCATAACCTCTTTGAAATAGTCCAAAGAAGAAACGTCGGAGTAGGGCAGAAGGATAAAGTCGTAAGCTTCGTCTCCCATTGCCTTTACAAAGTCCAGAGCTTCAAAATCCGGATACCCAGTACCGCCAGCCATCGCGTCAATCTTGACGGCCAAGCCTTCCGGAGTTTCTTCACCGGCTCCGTAGCCCTGAACGTTGACGGCAAGCTTAATGTCATTGCCGTTAACGCCTTTATTTTTAGCGCTGATCGTGACGTAGCCTTCTTCTACTTCCGCGTCATCCTGACTCTTGGAAGCTGCAGCCGTCACAGGAAGATCAGGCTTGGCATTAATCGCAGCAGCTGCTGCCTCGGCAATTTCAGACGGCTCATTTTCCACTCCTACAGGGACTTGCACTCGGTCAGCCCCGACATAGAGGCTCAGAATTCCACCGACAGACGGTGTCCCGGAAATCGTCACCGTGCCGGAGGCTGCGGTGCCCACCGTTGGATCTTCCAGCGGAATCGCCCAGACTTCACCGATCGTATCGTTTTTACGATAAACGGTATTCATTCTGGCCAATTCAGAGCCGCGGCCGAAGAGATCTTTGCCTTGACTGTCGCCGGTCACCAGTACCGGTCTCATCGGAGTTGCCTTACCCTGAGTCATACGGCCGATCAAGAGCGTTTTAAGGCCCGTGACGGCGGTATTGGCCATCGAGTTGTCTACTTCGGCATAAAAAAGCGGCACTCTTACGCCGCTCGGAATGTTGTTAAAAGAAATAGTCACTTTTCTTGCTCCAAATTAATGTGCATCTTTGCCTCAATCTGTCCGTCGGGCCGTCCCTTGTCTCCGATAACATCGACATCGGTATACATCCGCAGGAACCTTCCGAGACGATCGATGTCTCCTCCGTGACGGGTTTCGTCATCGCTGAGCTCGTACTGACAGGAGAAATCCAATTGGACGGTCAATGCCGCACGATTAAGATCCAGAACGGAAAGCGATTCAAACTGAATCCAGTCTCTGCCAGCCTGAATATCGTCAGCTCCCAAAATGGCTTTAAACACCTCCTTTTTGAGATCGACCGACTTTTCCCAAGCTGTCAAACCCTGCTCATCTTCGGTATTGGCGACCATTAAGATGACGGCGAAGTTGAACCGCACCTGCTGTTTATAGCGGTTGATCGCTGCAGGCTCTTCCGGATCTTCCGAGATAGGAATCACAAACGCAGCCGGGAGCAGTTCCGCCGCCACTGACTCATCCAGCCGAGAAAACGTTCCGACACCGAAAACACGACCCTCGAAGCCCGGACAATACGTCCGCAGCTCTTGGACAATGGGTTTTAATTTCACTTCATCAAGCTCCTGAGCGGACCGGGTTTAAAAGCATCTTCTAAAATCCGACCCACGACTGATTGAAAACGAGTTCGTCCATAGGTTTCAGCGGCAGCTGAGACCGGATTGGCACGCGGCTTAGCCACTTTTGCCTCAAAAGATTGCTTGCGGTGCGCACGGGTTCGCTTGCTGCGTTTGGGTCCTGCGTGGCCAAAGACGACAAACGCGGGATAAAACCCGCGTCTTTTCAGTTCTGCAGAAACCTGCTTGCCTTTTCCATAGGGCTTCACCGCCACCGAGAACCCGGAGCGCGAAACCTTGTAGGAAATTGCCTTCTGGAATATCCCTGTTTGCTTTCCCGGATAAGCTCCGGCAGCGGATACTCCTTTTTTGCTGACCAGTTTCTTTGCAATCTTGGAAACGTCTCGGCCGACTTGAGTAAAACCTTTCCTCATCGACTTCTTGTCGAAATCGGCAAAGTTCAAAGGCCTTGCAAACTTCGCTTCAATTCTTAACGGCTGCATTGAGCACCTCGCATTCCAATAACGTGAACCGACCGGCACTGTTGCAGTCCGTCACTCGTTTGACCCGATACCAGAAGCCCGCGCATTCAAGCTCGATCAGGCGCGGCAGATCCTGCGGTCTGCTTTTGCCTTTGACACTTCTGATAAAGATCCGGTGTGTTACTGCTTCTTCCGTCTGAATGTTCTCCCAAAAGACCGATCCTCCGATCACTTCCACTTTGCACCAACACTCCCACAAAGGCGTCCTTTCTGTGGCCTGTTCTGCTTTGCCGTTGGGAAGAAGTTTGGCTGAGTAAATTGAACAGCGCCGATTCAGTTGTCCGGATAAAGGTTCGATCACTTATAGGCCCTCCACGGATCAATCAGCCGCTCAAAGAACGGAGTGCTCTTGAAGGCTTTCTCGCTATCGGACTCACGGTTTGCATAAGCAAAAGCAACACAGGCGCCGACCCAAACACGCAGTGCAGCAGGTACTTCCGCATTGTCAGAACACACCGCATCGGAATCATCTTCGCCTCGAGCAATGATGTGTCTTTTCAGACGATGCTCAAGGTTTTCCGTGGCAGAACAGCCCAGCTCTTCGAGAAACAAATCTTCAGACGTATCATCAATGTGCAAATAGCGCCGGAGATAAGCGGCGTCGACAATCGACACCACACCTTTTGCTTCATACATAGACTAAAAAGGCGACGTTACCGCCGCCCTCCTAAGGTTGATTAGCCGTTTCCGCCCTGGCCGCCCTTATCAGATCCGCCGCCTTCGTCATTGGCCTTTGTTACCGTCAAATCGCCGCCCACAATACCGCTCGGGCGTTCGATCGCAAATGCCAAGCGACGGTCTGCCTTGATCGTAACAAGACCTTTTCTAAAGTTATTGCCGTCTTCATAGCCAAATTCCACAACGGTTTCTTTACGGTCGTAGATCATGCAGGCCATGTTGGTGTCTAAGGTCAGGAACTTGCCTTTGGGCATTGCGGAGCTTTCTACAACGTAGGTATCCCAGATCGGACGATTAGACGGAGCCATCGGATCGCTGAAGAGATACCGGCCGTTGGAGTCCTTCAGGCAGCGAAGCTTGAAGTAATCGACCGGGTTCATGATCGTAACGTTCGGTGTCAAACCTACAGACTTCACGGCAAGTGCAGCAAAACCGATCAGGTCAACTTGGTTTGTGATTTCCGGGTTGGTATCCGGATCAAAGCCGTGCGGCGTATAGTTACCGGTCATCAGGAGGCCGCTTAAGTTCGCATTTGTTCCATCACCGTTCAGAAGCTGGCTTTCCACGCGCTGCTTAACACCGTACTGGACTCGGAAGTTAATGTAGTCAGCCAGTGCCTGAGAATCCTCCATGAGGTCCTTAGTCACGATGAAGCAATTCCCGATGTCTTTGACGTTGGCAGTCTGAGTGTCGAACTCGATTTCAGACTGCGGAGCGGAGTCCACACCGTTGATGACTTCTGCAGCATTGTTGACGTACTTTTTCTCACGGGAGTAAACAATCGCTTTGTTGCTTGTCGGAGAGTGATGGATCGTATCCTCAAGCGTCAGCGGTGCGGCACCGATACCAATGATGCCCTGGACACGCTGATCCGGATAAACCTTGGAGTCAACCGTGGAGCCGGTACCAACCGGGTTCTGATCCGTCAAAGTTACTGAGAATCCCTTACCCTTGCCGGCGGCAAACTCCAGGAAACCGGCGTCAGCCACCACACGGGCGCCGAGTGTGAGCGGCGCGGAAACGTTGTCGGAACCTCCCGGCTGCTGCTGTTTGAGACGGCGAATTTCTTCAGCCAGACCGAGCTGCTTTTTGCTGAGCTCTGCGAGTTCGGCCTTAACTTTTGCGGTTTCTTCAACCGAAGACAATTGCCCAAGCCTAGCCTCGATGTTGGTCATTGCGGATAAGAGTTTTTCAATTTCTTCGTTCATTTAAATTTTCCTACTGAGTGCTTTATCGATTCGCTCGGTCACACCGAGCACCTTGTTTAATGCTTCAGCCAAAGCGGCATCCCGCTGCTCTTCGCTCAGCACCTTCTTCAAGCGGGAAACAAGCGATAAGGCCTGTTTCCGGCTAAAGCCGCAAGAATCCCTCAAGCAGGCTTCAAAATCTCTTAACGTCTTAATTTTCTCGATGGTTTCGTCAAGAGAATCCTTCGAGAGTGTTTCTGCAATCCTCGCCTGGCCGTCAGCCGGGAAGGAGCAGATTGAAATTTCATAGAGCGCGGCAATGCTCAAAACTTTGATATTGCCGTTGTCATCTTCGACGTACTCACCTAACCGAATTCCAACAGACAAGCCGTCTAAGGTTCCGGCTTTGAGCGCCTCATAAATATCGGAGGCGGCTCCGACTCCGAGTGTGAGTTCTCCCTCCACATAAAGCCCTTTATCGTCTTCTTTGAGCGAGGTCCACCTGCCCACCGGTACGGCGGAATAGTCATGGTTGAAGAACATCTTCGGCGTTGAAGTCGAGTTTTTCAGTACAGCGCTGTAAGCGCCCTTGGCGATATAAAACCCGTAACAATTCAAATTATCGTAGACCGAGGCATATCCTTTAACGACACCGGTTTTCTTGTCTTCGGAAAGTCTTACTTCCACACCTTCCAATCTGACAGATAAGGTCTGATCCTTTTTCAGCTCTCTAGACACTGTCTGACTCCTTAGTTTTTTGGTCGACCGCTGCTTTGGCCAATGCTGAAATAGGCCTCAGCGCCGACTGCGCAAAATTGACATCGCCGCCCTCAACAGGCGGCAAGTTTTCGTATTGACGTGCTTCGTTCACGGTTTCAACGCCGTACTGGATCGCTTTGCCGTGGATTTCCATTCGTTCTTTCATCGTTGCCCTAAGCAAGTTATCCATGGAAATTTCCACTGTGTAGAGCGTGAATTCTTCCGGCGTCATGATTCGGGCCCTGATCGCCTGCTCAATTCGCCGGCACAGCGGCAGCAGCGTGAACTTCTGAAAACCTAAGATAATTTGCTCGATACCGCTGCCCCACGTTGTGGCTGCATTGGATCCGACCAGAACGGACGGGACACCGAACCAACGGCAGATTTCCTCTACCGAAAATCGTCTTGTTTCCAGAAGCTGAGTTTCTGCAGGCGTAAGCGTGAGAGGCGTGTAATTCAAACCGCCCTCCAGCACATACAAACCAGAGCGGCTGCCATTAGCCATTTCGTAGAAGGTTGTTTGGAGGCGCTCTCTCTGTTCTTTATCGAGCGTACCTTCCGCGCTCAGGATTCCGCTGGGCTTGTTTGCGTTACCGAAAAGTGTGGAAGCAGTTTCTTGAGCATCGGCTGCCTCGTTTAGCGTCGCCGCCATCAAACCCAGTTTCGATGCTCCGGCAAAACGGCCCCCGACCCCCTTCAGGTGAAACATGAACTCCTTATCGATCTTTTCCGTTCCACCGTCATGGAGATACTCATATCTCAGGGTCGAACCGTCATAAATCGTTTTTACCTGCTGGGCATTGAGCGGCATCATCGAAAGCACCGGTCCGGACGGATCGTTTCCCTCTCGTTTGAGCCTGGCGTACCCGTTGCCTCTAAGCACCATGTTGAAGATGACCTGAGACCAAAACTCAACCGGCGTCATGAACTCATTCGGACCATCGTGCAGCAGTTTCCAAAGCTCTGTTTCCCGTGCCAAATCCCTGTTTCCGCTGTTATTGCTATAAACAAAGATCGGCATGGAGGCCACCGTTTCAGCTAAGAGCGTCGTGCACGCCATCACGGAGGAAATCTGAAGAGCCGTTTCTTCCGAAGTCTCTCGTTTCCTCGGCACAAGCTCCAGCATGGGTTCCGTCCGCTGCACGCCTTTATTGTCTTTGAACGGGTTCCCGAACGAAGAAAAAAATGAACTCAAAAACATAATTTACCAATTGAAAATGAGCGGAGAATCAAGCATCGGTGTCAGATCCACCGGCTTTTCAATCTTTCCGCCGCCGATCAGGAATGAGTAGAAGGCCATGATGAGGGCCACTACCAAGTCGATCTTGTTTTCATTCCTCAGCTTGTTCGGATAAATGTTGTCTTTCGCATCGCGATGACAGACGACGTTTGAAACGCACCAGTTAAAAATCGGATCATCCGGATGATGCAATCTTCCGGACATCACCAAAGCCTCGATGGTTTTCATCGGCTCGGAGAAGTTCTGGACACTGTTTCGGACCTCGACCATCGGACAGCCTTGCTCGGTTAATTCGCTCGCGAGCTGAGTGGCCTGCCACGGGTCGTAAGCAATTTCTTTCACAACAAAGTCAGAGCAGCTTCTCCGGACATATTCTTTGACCTCTTCAAAGTCGACTACCGCACCTTCCGTCACTTTCAGACGCGCTTCGTACTCCCAGCCGGAGTAAGAAGCATTTTTCGCTGTGTTAACGGTTTCCCGGGGAAGCCAAACCTGCGGGAAAACAAAGAAATGCTGGACGCCGTTGATCGTTTTACAAAAGAGTCTGACTGCTGCCGTTAAGTCAATCTTTGAGGCCAAGTCGAGCCCCAGCCAAGATTCCTGTCCGTAGAAGTCGGATTCCTCCAAGGCCGGATCGCCGCACTCATTCCACTTGGTCAAATCCATCCAGGCCGCGTCTGCGTTACACCAGACATCGAGGTGCTTGGTCTTAAAGTTGTTAACCGCACTTGCAACTGCCAGCGCCTTGTCCCGAAGCGATCTAATCGTTTCCGGATGAACCGAGACACCCCAGTTCGGATTGGCTTTAATCAGCGCAGTGTCACTTGTCCATTCATCTTCTTTATCGATCGTGTAGATAATTCCGAACTGATCATCCCCGCCGGCACTTTTCCCGGACAAAACTTCGATCACGTAGTTTCTAAGCTCGTAACAGATTCCGGATAAGTTAAATCCGGCTGTCGTGATAGCAAACAACAGCGGCTGCAGTCTTTTGCCGATAGACGTTTCCACCACGTCGTAGACTTCGCGGGTTTTATGCGCATGAAGTTCGTCAATACAGGCAAAGTGCGTATTGAGACCATCTAAGGTGCTGCCTTGCGCGGACTTCGCAACGAATTTTGAATTACTGGCTAGCTGAACTATTGAATAATCCAACGCCTTAATTCCGAGTTCTCGACTCACATCCATGCAGCGGCGGACCATATCGCGCGCAGTATCAAAAACTTCTCTGGCCTGTTCCCGGGTCGTCGCAAAAGAGTAGCAATCCGCGCCTCCTTCTCCGTCCATGGTCATCATGTAGAGACCGATCGCGGCCGAAAGCGTCGATTTCGCATTACCGCGAGGAACTTCAATGTACGAGCGCTTAAAACGGCGTTTTCTCGTATCTTTGTGAACCCAGCCGAAGATTGAAGTGACAACAAAACACTGCCAGGGCTCCAGTTGAATCAACTGGCCGGCTTTAGGTCCTTTCACATGTCTTAAATGCTCGATAAAGAAGCAGGCCCGAGTCGCCAAAAACGGGTCAAACACATAAGGAAAAGACTCTGATTTTGATTTTTCAAGGTCTTTTTTCTGTCTTTCACAAGCCTGGCGAACATAAACACAAGCGAGAACTTCGCCGCTTAGGACCTGCTGCACGTACTTTTGAGCCCATGCAACGTAATTTTTCAATTCATTCCACCGTAATCAAGGCCAAATTCAAGGCATTTTTGCATCGCCTCTTGGGAAAAAAGTTCAGAATCTTCTTGATTTTTCGGAGTATCCGCACCGTTTAAAGCGATGACTCGAGACCGAGAGGAGGGCGTTAGCCCGAGTTCGGCGGCCACGCTTTTGAAAGGCTGGACACTCTTAACGATTAAGTTGGCCAGGAACCTGTCTTTTTCTTCCAAGGCCTCCATCCTGGCATTGATGACCTTGGCTCTGTCTAAGCTGCCGAACTTAAGAGCTTCCTCATACTGAGGCCGAAGTTCCGAGAGCTCCGCGCGGAGCGCCTTTTTTTCTTTTCGGCTTTTCGTGATCTCTGCCCAGAGTTCGCAGTATTGCTCGAACATTCCGCGGTCGCATTGTTTAATCCAGCCAGCGCCTTCGTGCTCGAGCACAAAATTCCAATGGACTTTTGCTTCGTCCGACAGCGTCTCCGGCGGAGCCGCTTTTTCACAAATTTTTTGGCGGACCTTAGGTTCTTGGTAATTTGTACGGCACGGCTGAAGCGTCCCTTGGAGTTCTTTAATTTCTGTCGGTAAAGGTTTTCGACCTTTCATCCTATTTACTCCAGACGCGCAAAACCTCGAAAATCTCCAATTTTGCACGCGTAAAAATTCGACTGAGGGCGCGGTCTCGGACGATCGCGTCACTTCACTTTTTCACCACCCCTCCCCATGTTTCCGAAGCCTCCGTCTTCCGCAGCTGTCTTGAGATCGTGATGTCTTTTGCACAAGGGCTGCCAATTATTTCGATTCCAAAACAACTGCTTATCCCCCTTATGTGGGATGACATGGTCCACTACCGCAGCCAATCGAGGAAAGCCTTCTGCTTCGCATTGAACACAAAACGGATGGCGAGCTAAGAAACCTTCCCGGGCTTTTCTCCAGGCGGAGGAATAACCCCTTGAGGCTGCCGATCCTCTTTCTCGATCGAGCTGGCGGCGTCGGTCCGCTCTTTGATCCTGAGCGATCTGTTTATGCTTCTCGCAATAAGAGCCGGAGCCGCGGAACAGCGCACCACAGCCGGGAAAGGCGCAGTGCTTTAACGGAAATACAGGCATAACTTCATAAAGAAAAAACTCCGGAGCAGCCACCCAACCGCCCCGGAGAACCCTCATACCACTTCTCAAGGAGAGGCCGATAACGCACGGCCCAAGCGTTCGTCCTAAGGTAGGTGACGAAAATAAAAAAGCGAACGCTCATTCAACCATCCGCTTTTTAATTTCGTTTGCCAGCTAAACGATGCAAAACAACTCTCTAATTCTCCCACCAAAATTGCTCATCAGACATTGACACATTCTTGTTACCGTAGTATTGTGAACCTAATAGGTTCAAAATTGAACCTATTGGTTAAGGAGAGTTACTATGCTAAGCCCTTTTGGAAAAGTTATTAGGAGTGCCAGAATTCAAACAAGTACAACACTCACACAACTTGCAAATTTTTTAAACGTATCAGTGTCCTTTTTAAGTGCCGTTGAAAACGGCAGGAAGCCGGTCCCCTCAACCCGGCGAGGAAAAGCCGAAGAATTCTTCTCTCAACACGGCCTCAAAGCAGACTTTTCAAAAGAAATTGCACTTTCTTCAAAACAGATCAATCTAGATGGTTTGCCAACTCAAACCGCGAATGTCCTCTCCCGTGTATCAGCTGTGAACTTCCAGAGGCTCTCTGACGATCGCGTCAAAGAATTTTTAGAAGCTCTAGACAAATTAGAAAAGGAGCAAAACAAATGAGTTTCAAGCATTGCGCCCGGAGTTCTTTCATTCCGGGAACCGAAGCCAGTCCAATGAGCGCAAAGCAAATACACGACATCATGCTGGGTTATCGCAATCGTTTTGCAAGACCCGACGAGGCCGTAAACATCGAACTGGCCCTCGATTTTTGCACCAGTGAAAAAAACGCTTCATATCAGATCGTGACCCGCGCAGAATTTGACGCCATACCGAACAGCAGCAGATCTGAAGCTCTTTGGGACGGTGTCACGAGAACGATCTATATTCCCGATGATCTTGAACAAAAAGTCGGGATCCATCGCATGCGTTACACCATCGCACATGAGATAGCTCATATGATACTGGACCATAAACCTCCCGCACTGGTGTACGGAAGAGGAACCCCTTCACGAAGGGAAGATATCCCGATCTACCGCGACCCTGAGTGGCAAGCAGATAAAGGTGCAAGCTTCTTACTGATGACCATAGCCGGAACCAAAGCGAAAGGTTTAGTTTCTGCCTCAGAAATCAGCGAGAACTTCAATGTTTCCGAGGAAAGTGCCGGGTACTTTCTTAGCGATGCTCGCCGAATTAGCCGAAGAGCCTAAGGGACGGCAATCTCTTAGGCTCTTCTAAAGATTTTGTTCCAAACGGGCTCTGGAACACAATGCAGGGACAACGGCATTATAAAGCCGTCTGCTTCATAAATCGAGCCCCTTTATAGGACTCCTAATTATGGACGTTCAAACTTTTTTTACTGAAAAATTTCCTGAGTTAAAAGGAAAAGACAAAGAGACTCAAATTGCCATTTTGGAAGAGGAGGCCAGCAGATGCGGAAAATTCCTCAGGGAATGGCAAGAATTCAAAAAGGATATCGAGTTAAAAGGAGGCGCTCAGCCCCTAAAAAACATCCTTTTGATCTAGTCGCTTAACCTGCTAACCCGCATAGTTATGCTGTGCGGGTTCTCTTTATTCAACATCCAAAATGCCCAAGCCTTTAGCCGATTTCTTCAAAGATCTTTCTGAGCGCCAACAAGCTGAAGTGTTAAACATTATTGAATCACTGCCCGACGACGTTCAGTCTGTTGTCTTCCCCAGAGTTGATCGCTTCAATGTCATGAGTACCGTGACAACGCCCTTGTCTACTCACTGGGTCGACATGGATGCTTTTGACGTTCTTCGCAACATCGAGACGCTGAATATCGACATAAGCCAATTCTTTTCGTACTACACAATTCCTGAGATTATTGTTCTCCTCAAAGGGCATAGGCCGGAAGAGTATCTAAACCTACTTACACCAGCTGCAGTCTACGGCGTCAAAACTGTAAAGAAAGCAGCGGAAACGTACTCCCTACTTCAAAATCTTATAAAGCTTTACGACACTGTGAAAGAATATCTCCCCGATTAGCATTACCAGAACTATCGAAGCAGGAAGCAGTATCCAGAAGATCCTTCCCGGCAATTCCGCTGGGAGAAATATTTCTTTCCAAAAATACGTAAATCCAGCTATCGTTAAATAGAGAGAAGAGCTGAAAGAAACGTATCTCATCAACAGTAGAAAAAGACCCTCTTTTGTCAATCTTTTCCGGTTTTTTCTTTGCATCCCGTCAGTCACAATCAACCCTCGCTCAAAAAATAACCGAGGAAACCTTAAAAATCGTCTGTGTCAAACGATTAAAAGGATGGACAAGGGAGGAGTCATTAGAAAATCGGCGTTTACTATCGTGGCGCCTGAGCCACTCACTGCCAAATTTTATGAAAATATAGCTCATTTTCGAGGAAAAGGTGTCATAGGGATTTTCACTTAGCATGATTTTTCCTTATTTCTGATTGCATCCAATTCCATTGCAATTGCCTGATCTGCTCGGCAAAGACGGCGGATCATCGTGCTCTTTGAAACCCCTAATTCATCGGCCGCATGGATAACGCCTCTCATCCCTACGTGGCCGTAGAGCGCGAAAACAGCTTCCTTGAGTGTCGGATGCAATTCATTGATGATTCTGTCCAGACGGATCATCGAGAAGTCGCAGGAGGCAGCGTTAATCAAATCGCTACTCTTTCTGGACGAATCCACTCGGTCGTTATTCATGTCCAACTGAGGAGGAAGTTTGTTCCGGGAAAGATTCCGCCACTTCCACCAGCAAAAAAGCAGCCGTTTTACGTAAGGGATTCGAGTCATGGGAGCATTACCAATATCGTCAGAGAAGTTGTTCACCGACTGTTCATTAGTTTGTTCAATGGTTTTGTTCATAATTATTTGTTTTTAAAGTGTTTGTTCACTTGCTCATACTGTTCATATCTCCATACCCCGTAAATTTCTTTTTTCCGTTTTTTATATTTCCATCCACGCGCGCACATGTAGGTAGACGTGTATTAGGTGAACAATATGAACAGACTGCTCCCATCATTTTGATTCCAAATAAAAAATTAGTATTCATACCGTCCATTTTGTGCCTCTGAACAAGGTGAACAGTATGAACAACAGGGAAAACAAAAGGCCCTGCGGCCAAAAACAGCAGCAGGACCTCACAAAAAAGTACGAAAAGGGTTTACTGGAGAGACTTGAAGTCACGATAGAACCTTTCTTTAGCCGTTTCCACGTCAATCTGAAACGCCCGGGCGCGCTGAGAGAATTCAGCATCGACCTCTGGATCTTCGGTTGACTTGGGCCAATAAACCTGCCTTTGATATTGCTTAAGCGGCCTTAGCGTCTCAGTCGAAGACGAATCTTCGCTGTAGAGCTGCACCCTCAGTCGTCCGCCGTTTAGCCGGCTCTTACACCTGCCGCCGAAAACCTCTTTGCTGCAGGGTCTTTCTCCGGATGACTTGCACCAAATGGTGTAGGCGTCATAGAGATGGCCGAGCACGGCCGGCCCCACCGGCAAATTGATATTTCCGGACGTCCAATCCTCAATGAAGCGGATGGCAGAGTCACTTCCCAGACGCTTCAAATCGACTCTCGCCTGAGTCTCCAAAGGCCTTTTGCTCTCATTGAACCAACTTGTATCAAAGTTGAGCAGATAGGCATAGAAGGACTCAATTCCGCCGCTGTCGATTTCATCAGCGAGTGCCTCGAAGTACTCCGGAGGCGAGGCTGTCTCGAACTTAATGGCCTGATAGCGGCGGTCGGCACTATCAAACATCAGCGGCTGAAGTTCGTTAGAGAGGAAAACAAAATTCGTTTTGTTTGCTTCAAATCGCGCAGGAAGCCCTTTTTCGTTTATCGTATGCGTGGGGTTGGTGACGAGATTCTTAAGCGCACCTTTCAAATTTCGCTTCTCCTGATTCGTTACCACCTCCTCACACACTACAAACAGCTTCTTAGACACCCATCCGTTGAAATCGCTCTGCACCATGTTCTGGTTAACCGAACAGGCGTATTGACCGTAAATTTTGGAAATCGCATTAAAGAACATACTCTTTCCGGTGCCTTCTCTTTCGCCGTAGACGACTAAGGCCGTCTGCATTTTGGCGCCCGGGTGCTGAAGAGGGTAGGCCAGCCATGCGGCCACCCACTGGAAGAGATCATCGTTTTCTCCGCAGATCTTGAAAAGATGATCAATCAGCCTTTGACACTTATGGCTGTAATTGGGCTTCATCGGCCATCCGGCAAACATCGTGATGCTGCCAAGCGGGATCTTTTTCGGATCCGGCTCAAAAATCAGCTGCTCAGGCTGGATGATTCGGCGGTTGTCGAACTCATTCTGAAGCCAAAGGTTGACGGTCTTAGCTCCGAACCACTGCCGGATGGTTGAGATCTTTGTCACTCTCAAGTACTCGGTATCCCAACACGTGTCCGTGCTGTCAATGGCGATGTAACGCTTTCCGAGGGAGCTGATAACCCCTAAATTTTTCTCATTCACTTTTTTGTCTCCGGACCCCTTACTTAAGGGCTCCGCCTGCCTCCAGGCTAACTGCTGAGAGACTGCGTCGCGTCCTTCCTGAACGGCCAAGTCGTTAAAGTCAGTGCCTCCCAGAGAAACATCGGCAAAACGCGGAATGACCACTGCGGCTCCTACCTTGGAAGCAGCAATCTTGGCCTTGACTACGCCGGTATTGCAAAGCGAGCGGTGCATGGGGCGAGGCCGGCCGTCGGACCATTCTTCATATTCCAGATAAGTCTCCTTATCCTTCGTGGTCCACCAGGCCATGACCTTTCCTCCGGAAACAATCTGTTCCCGGGCTGAGGCTTTGGAGGCAGCGATATTGAGTTCAATCCCGAAGCGGTCGCTGATTTCACGCTTCAGAGCAGTGTGGTAGTGGCAGTCATTATCTGCAGCAATGACGATTTTGGTGTTCGGGTATTCGGCCCTGAGGCTTTCGGCCACCGGGAGGAGATTCCCGGCAGAGAAAGCCACAACGACCATCGGTGCGCCGGATGCCTGCATGATGCTGCAAGCCGTGGCCCATCCTTCCGTCAAAATAATCGCCTCCGGCGGCCGGGCAGGTTCCCCGAGTTTTAGGCAGGAGCCTTTTAAGTCACTTCCGGACAAAAATCGCTTCTGGATCTCGGTGCTGCCGTCCTGAGTTTCTGCAGGAAAAATCGTCTGCAGGCCGACCACACGGCCGTCCTTCCACATCGGGAGCAGGATCTGATTGCGCAGCTGATAGGCACCGTAGGGCAGAATCTGCTTTTTGGCCACATACGGGTGGCTCATGGAGACGGAAGAGCTTGCCGCCTGTAGCATTTTGATCGCTTTTTGGGCTGCGGATCGCCGGCGCTCCTGGAGCGCTTCGTCAACAATCTTTTGATCTGTTTCCGTGCGCGACTTAATTTCGCGCCATTCTTCCTGCGTCCAGCCGCTTCGGGTGTGCGTGATCTTATAGGATTGGCTCCCGATCCCGAAGACGCCGAAGTAGTAGTTACGGCCGGAGCCGAGGGATTTTTCCCAAATCCCGTAATAGGCCTCTTTGCCGCGTTTGAAGTGAGAATTTGCGGGCTTAAACCGTTTCCAGTTTGAGCCGTTGACAACCAAATCGACACCCGGCGGAACATCGATTCCGACAGAGCTCATTTGCTCTTCAACTTCTCTTAGTGATTTCGCCATGATGATTCCTCTTTCCTCCGAAGATAGGGAGCAGTCTCGAGTGCGATGGAGGAAGGCTCTACAGTTGCAACTGTCCCGAGACTGCAAAATCGTTTATTTCGCTAAAGCTGCTTTGTTGACATCCAGTAGAGGCAGCGGAAGGGAATCTCCGCCCAAAAATGTCGGAAGTTTGCCGTCCCATCGGCTAATCGCTTCCAGCGTTAAAACCTGCGGGTTATCGCGCAGTGCTTTTGCCCTGATCGCAATGGATTCAGCTTCAGCTTTCGCTTTAGTCAGCTGCGCATCGGCTTCGCCTTGGGCTGCTACACGAGCTTTTTCGGCTTCAGCCTTGGATTGAGCAACTTCATTTTCACGAAGCATGGCTCTTTGAGTTGCTTCGATCTTGGCGTTAATGGATTCTCTGACCTGAGGCGGATACTCGATGTCGGACGCCCAAGAGACTCGGATAATGTGAATGCCGACGTCTTCCAGCTGATGTCTGAGTTCTTCGGTCACGTGCTCTAAAAGTTTGGTTTTACCGTTTGCGGTGAGCTCATTTACATCCATTAGGGACGCATATTTGATCAGAGCATCAGACACGTTCTGTCTGAGGTTCACCTCTGTAATCTCTTCGACACCTTTTCGGTATGTTTGGAAGACTTTGGTGGCCATGGACGGTCTTACCTGATACTCGACGCCGATCTTTGCATTGACGGCCATGGCGTCAGAGGTTTGAAACGTAAACGGAACGGAATAGGTGTGGAGCTGGTTAAAGGTCGGGAACAAATAACACTGTTCATTCCATGTCAGAAGGTAGCGTCCGACGCCAAGCTCTTCGTTCTGGACACCTTTTTCTGAACCGTAGAGATTCACTTTGACGCCGACATAACCGGCAGGAACGGTCTCAAGATTTGCAACGGCATAGACTCCGCCCACAGCTAGGACTGCGGCCACTGCACCTGCGGCAAAAATAGATTTCTTTAACATTTATTCTCCTTAGTAAAGATTTATTGCGATCAGATAAACGGCTGCGGCGACTATGGTCGTGACAACCAGGCCAATGAGCCAAGCCGGCAGAGCTGAAGAAACAGCCACAGGGATAATGGTTGTGAATAAGAAAGCGCCCAGGACTGCGAACATGAGCCAGCGGAGGATTTTTTTATTTCTTCTCATTCTGATTTCTATTTAAGTGAGTCGTATCGAGGCGAAGTGAAGAACCGGAAAGGCCTTCCCCAGAGCGTGAGAAAATAGAGGTCTCAAATCAAAATCCCTCAAGCTAAGGAGAAGGCCATGGAAACCTTTGTTGTTTGGCTTTTGGACAAAGCAATGCTCGTTGTCCCGGAGAAAAAACGAATGGCCGCATTCAGCTTCTTGAAAAAAATCCTTAGACAAGTTCTGAACTTCTTTCGCAAGGCAATCAAAACCGCCGAGCTTGAAACCATCCAGGAAACCGCCCCTGAAGGTGCAAAGGCAGTAGGAACCTTCAAGATTCAATGTCTCAAGCCGATTTGCTCCATCACAATGACCAGAGACTTTCCGAACGAATACACGATTCTCGAGGTCACTTACGAACCGGAAAAAGAAGTCTTTCCTTTTGAAAAGGTACGCAGCAGCATTCCGCTTTACGAGGCCTCCTTCGGGGACTACTGGAGAGTCGGACGTCATCACGTTCTTCGAGGCGCCTTTGAAGAAGACTTGGCAATCAACGATGAGCTCAAAACCGAGTTCACGCACGACTTCGGAAGTGACAGAAGCCTTCTGTTGGTTGCTCCTGCGGCAGATGTCTCCGGATTGACCTTTACGATCTCCGGCCCGAAGTGGCTTAAGTCCCAAACTGTAGGCATTTAACGAGATAGTCATCTTGCGCTCCTATATCATCGCCCACAAGGCGCGAATCACGATAAACACACCAAGGAAGAAAATGACCATCCCGCAACAACAGACAATGAAGCAAAGCAGGCCTCTAAGAATTTCCATAAGATCATCGAAATCCATGCTTTTCCTCCCTATGCCCCAATAGTCAGAAAATAGAACGCGCAAAAGGCCGCCATTGCGATGAGGATGACGGCTACCCAGTCAATTTTCATCAGGTCGAACTTTCCGAGCCGATCGGCATCCATCTTCTGCAGATGACGCTCAAATCGATGAGCAGCTCTCAATCTTTCTTCTTCTGTCATTTTTCCAGCCCTTATTGCGGCTCTTATCTGGCGACCGTAGCGGTCCCGTTTCATTTTCTATTCCCCTTGGTGCCGTAGTCCACGGCATCGATACGGCATATTTCGGAACTTTCCGGCATTGCCCGGAGAAGTCCGGCATTTTTCGGAAAACTCCGGCAGACTTCGGCTACTTTGCCGTCTCCTGCCGTAACGACGCCGTATCAACGCCGTAGCTTTCGTAATCCCGAATCCTTAAATTGAGGGCATCCCTTTTTCGGAGGTCCCTCATGACTTTCTTCTTAGCCCACGCGTCCATAACGTCCCTAATGATCGAGTTTTGGGATCGATCCGGATCATCTGCCACGACTTGGCGGATTACCGAAATCGCCAAATCAGTTAGCAGAGCTCTGACTTCGTTCGTGCCTTTGTCTCTCATGTTCAATCAGTTCCTTTGCCTGAGCAGGGCTCAGTTTTCCAACCCGAACAGCTGCGCCTATTACTTGGTCGCTTCTTCTTCGATCAAGTTCATCGGGCCAGTTATGGATCGCTCCTCTCGTGTATTGAACAGCTCTGCTCAACTTCGACGCCGATCCAAACAATTCAATAGCAGTCTTTTTTTTCATAACTTGAATTGTATATGTACATAGACGTTGTCTGTCAAGTCTTTTGTTTATCCCCAAAGACATAATCGTTAATAAACTACTTAACATGAATACAGTTGCAGAAAGACTCGCTTACGCACTAGCCATTCGCGGGATGACCCAATCTGAACTGGCTCGAAGAGCTGGCGTAACTAGGGGGACCATTTCCAATGTGATGAAAGGCGTAGCAAAAAATTTCACAGCTGAGGTCTCTCTCAAAGTTGCAAGAGCACTGGACGTTGATCCTTATTGGCTAGTGCTTGGGGAGGGAACCGCCACGACAGACACAATTCAAGGCGGAATACCTGAAGAGGCCAGCGAAGTTGTGAGGAAATTGTCTGAAGAAGGGCAGCAAATAGCTCTAAATATTCTTCGACAACTGAAGTAAGTTACTACTTATGTATACGTCCGTAGACAAAAATTAAATAGTCTATTACCATAGACGCATCTCTCAATGAGGTGCGTTATGTTCTTATCTCAAAAAACTCGAATTCCTTTCGTCTTCTTTTCAGACGAACAAGCTGATGCCTTCAGCGACTCCGCTAGACGTCTTTTGACATGGGCCGGAGAGAATTATTCCGACTGCTGCTACAAATTTGCTCGGGAATGTATTTCCCGCATCGAAGCTCCCGGACACAAGATTCCGCTGGACGATGTTGAAACTCTGTTAGCCCTTCTCGGCCACTGCTGCCTGACAACAAATACTGCAGAACCTGCTCGCACCCTCTGGAGCGACTGTGTGCGAATCCTGTCTCAGCGGATCAGCGAATTGTCTCAATTCACGGCGAAAGCATCATGAAGCGGAAACAGAAAAAAATGATTCTCAAGGCTTGGGAAAGCCTTGAGATCAAAGAGGAAGCTGAAGCTACTTATGGGAAACCGGTTCCTTTAAACAGGAAGGCCGCTCTCAGCATATGGAAGGCTTTGCAAGGAATCGCTGTTTCCGGGGCCGTCAAATACACAACCTACCCTGAACAATTCCCCAGATTCCTTCAGCCTCAACTTCTTTTATTGATTAAATTGGACTCACTTGCCGGAGGCGGTCAATCCGAGATCGGCCAGAGCATCTTTGGAAATTCCCTCCATAAGAACTGCCAAAAGGGAAAGAAGGTAAAGACCGTCAGCGCGGGCCGGAATCACAAATTGGTCCATGACTTTACCGTCAACAACCTCCTTGAGGGTGACATTTTCTTTCCGCAGGAAGGGCTTAAAAATTTCTCCCTCGTTGGACTCGATGATCCGCTCAGGAAAGGACGCCGCAAAAGGAAGCTTTAACGCTCCGCCTTGTAAGGCGGCGGAAATAAGACCGATTGCTTCGTCTTTCTCCAGTTTTATCAGATTACTGTTTTCTGAATCTTCAGCCATTTTCTCCTCCATAGGATAGTTAGTGATTGGAACTCTTTAATTATCCAACGGAGGATGGCAGCCGGGAAAGACCGGCACCCACACAAGTTTTTGGAACAACTATGAAAACGCTCAAACCTGAATTCGTCAATGCACTGGGGAACTTCATAGCCTCCCGCTCGAAAGAAGATCTGCTGGAAAACTGGTTCACCAGACGGCGAATCGTTATAGAGCTCGAATGGCTGGCCAACACGAAAACAGCTACGAACTGCTTTGTTCTCTATCCGGACCCTGCAGATCCGAAAGTGTTTACCGCCGGCTACATGCATGAAGCGGTCATCGGCGGGGAGCGCTACAACATCGTCGCTTCAGTAAACGACTATACGGGCACCAAGGGCACACCGGCAGACGGAGTGGACACAAAATGCTGAAGCTTAAAAAATCCACCGTTTTCGCCCTGAAGGAGTTCATCGAGTTTTTCTCAGGGAATGCAACGGCCTCCCGGAAGCAGGCAATGCTCGAAGAGGCTGTCAAAAACTTCGAGCTGATTGCCAACGGCAAAGCCGGACATTCCTGTTATGTAACGGTCGGATTAAAGCCGGATCGATCCGACTTTGAATTCTTTTACACATATCAGTTCCCGATTAACGGTCCGCACGGAAGGCTTGTTATTTCCCCGGACAGCGATCTGGAGGACATCGATGCCTAAATCCAAAAAGACCCGGGCAAAGAAATATCACCCGAAAACCGTAAAAGTCGGTCCCTATTGGCCGGCGGAAGCTCAGGCCGACGTCGAAGCCAAACTGACCCAAGTCGCCTTGTACGTTGAATCGAGTCTCCCGGCCGGAACCTTGACGGATCAGCAGATGGACTGGATCGAAGACACACTCAATTGGTTTCTCGGTCTGCTCTACAAACGTTATGAGCACCTGAACCAGCAGGAGATCAACGAAGTGGGGCCGATTGCAATGGCAGCACGGAAAGCCATCAACGACATCAGCGACCGCCAGCTCAAAGGACAAACCAAAGGTTTCGTGGCCACAGGAGACGAAATCAAGATCATCAGCCAGGCCTTTGCCATCATCATCCCGACGCTAAAAGAGGCTGTCGCACTGGCGCCTCACAAAACACTGAATGAATTTACTTGGGCTTACGAACGAGCCAAAGAAAAACTTAAAAGGAGCAGCAATGCAAAAAGAGAATCGAATTAAACAACTCGTAGAAGAAAGAACACGTCAGGCTTTCAGCGAGAAAGGATTTCAACCCTTGGATCTTACGAACGTAACTGTGAGCAAACTCGATATCCATATTAAGGACTCCTGCGCACACGTTACCTTCCCGGCGTTGATCTGTGAATCTCCGGACAACCCCGAGCAGAAATTCATGATTCCTCTTTCTCCGGAAAAAGCATCTGCAGTAGCTACCGCCTTAATCGCCAGCGCAGAACAAGTCAAAAAGGAGACTGAATAATGGCCTCCGTCAACAAAGTCATTCTGATCGGCAATCTTGGCCAGCCGCCGGATGTCCGAATTACGAACTCCGGATCGAAAGTGGCCGAAATTTCTCTGGCCACAACCAGCTACTTCACTCGAGATAACGAGCGCGTTGAAAAGACCCAGTGGCACACCGTCACGCTATGGAACAAGCTGGCTGAAATTGTTGAGCGGTACACCGGAAAAGGATCGAGCGTTTACATCGAAGGACGTCTTGAGACGGAAAAATGGCAGGATCAAAACGGCCAAAACCGATACACAACCAAAGTCATTGCTGAATCGATTCAATTACTGGGCAGCAACACACGGAGATAACCATGAAATCCAAACAAGTCGCCGTTTGGTCAGAAATTACGGCAAATGACGCAGCAATTATTCGTGAAACGCTGCGCGTCAAACAAAGCGTTGCTCAAACGACCAAACTTCCCTCTGACATCACAATGGTCGGTCTATTCGGAGCAAGCAGAGTCGAGCTTACAGACGGCTCGGGAATGGGCTTTGCCCTTCTCCATTTTGTCGATACGAAAAACAATCGGTTTGCATTCATGGCCTCTCCGGTGGAATTGCAGGCCCTTTGCATTTTGTGCACGAACATTTTGAAAGACATGGGCTGTGAAGAAGCAGTCGGCACTCGTCAATAACGGATGAAAAGGAACAAAAATGAAAAAGCGAGCCAGTGACAGTACGGGATTAGGCGTTTTGATGGTGGATGTTAAACAGGCTGCGGCCATGTGCAATATCGGAGTATCCACAGTGTGGAAACTCGTAAAAAACGGTAAGTTTCCCAAACCCATCGCCTTCACTCCGAAGTGCGTGCGCTGGAAAAGATCGGATATCGTGGAGTGGGTTAAAACCCTAAGCACGAATGATACCAGTGCTGCATGATTGTACCCATACGCACAAGGCCGGCTCCTTGCGGAAACCGGCCCATTAAGAACTATGCAATCGAAAACGATGTCAATCTGTTCTAAACAAACATTCTTTCTTCTACTGAAACAATCACAACAAGCTGTGGCATAATCTCCCACGAGGTTAGAAATGTAGACACCATCTCATCCCTCATTAGATTTAGACTCGGCCCGTGCTACCAACACGGGCTTTATGCGCGTTCATATCCTAGATAAAGAAATAGGCCCACATTTCTTCTCATCCTTGATTGTCGGGTAAGAGTACTCAAGAGGGCCGGATCACCAAGTTAACTTGGGACCTAGATTATTGCACACTTATCTTCAGAGAAGATAAAAGAATTAGATCCGATTTAGGGACAATACTGACTGAAACAAAATCTACCCCACGCATCAAAAACTTCTCTCATGTCACCCAAAGCCTGCTCTCGGTCGTAGGCGCATTGATATGATTCATTGCGATGGTCTAAACAGCTTTCTCGCAAATCCCTAGAGAAAGTCTTATGACCATACCCTTTCGCGTCCTTGGCCCAAGTGTTAAACGTTGCTCTGGCGCATCCGTGAAGGGTCACAATTCGCGGTAAACCGGTTTTAGGATGTGTTTGATCCGGATCAATCCAGCCGATCCCGTCAATCTTCTTTTGTTTGTCATGCATTCTCTTGATTAAGGCACGAACAGAATCGCGGGAAAACGGAGAACAGCTGCCTTTGTTAATATTCGGAAAAATAAAAGACTGTTTGTCAAAGTTGATACGCGGAGCCGTATTTAGCAAATCAAGTGCCTGAGGGCTTAACGGTGTCTTTCGGTCAAAAGGAATTTTTTCGCCTTTGACTTTCATGCGAGCCCTCGGGATAACATGAAACCAAAGACCTTCTATCTCTTTGATTTCATCCCATGTCGCTTCCCGCGCCGTCGAGTTTCGAGCGGCGGTAAGGATAGCAAACGCCAAGCACCGAGCCGTCTGACTGACCGGGACAAGTTTCATGAGCTCAGCAAAAAAGAGTGGCATTTGTTTGGGAGGCAAAGCAGGTTCATGGCCGCCTTCAGCCCTCACCAGCGGAAGCAAGTCTCCAAGCTTCCCGTCTTTGACTTGCGCCGGATTAAGCATAGGAGGAATGAGCTCTGATCGGATTGCCCAGTCAATCGCCTGGCGCGCGTCAGACAAGATTCGCTCCGGAGTATCGATCATGGTCCGCCACTTTTCACTTAGAGCTGCCGCAAACTGCTCAGCCTTTAGTTCTTCTACCGGACATTCCCGGATAGAGTTCGGAATATGATTTCTGAAAAAGCCTTCCCAGATCTCTCTTTTCGGCTTACTCGGATTATTCCAACGCCCGCGGGCCTCGTTAAATTCAATCCATCGATAGATCAGCTGCTCGAAGGTTAAACGATCATCCCGGACTGATTCCTTCCGTAATGAAGCCTTAAGCACTTTTTCTTCCTCAGACGGGTCAATACCCTGCTGAATCTTTACTTTCCACTCAGTGGCTTTTTTGAATGCCTCTGCAAGCGATATTTGCGGATAACGACCGAGCGTAAATATCCGGTTAATTGTTGTTTCTCTCAGAACAAAATACTTGGCCAGGCTTCCGTCTTTCAGTTTCACTACCCTAACAATCAAACCAGGAACTCCGCCGCAAGCCGTGGTCTTTGTCAGGGCCCGCAGCCGCTTTTCCGTCATTCGTTCAACTAAACGCAT